CATGTGGTGGAAGGCTATGCCTCGCTGTTCGGGCGGTCCGACCAGGGCGGGGACATCGTCCAGCCGGGGGCCTATGGCGCAAGCCTGAATCGTCTGGCGGCGCGGGCGGGGCGGGTGAAGATGCTGTGGCAGCACGATCCCGCCCAGCCGATCGGCGTCTGGGACGAGGTGCGCGAGGATGCCACGGGGCTTTGGGTCAAGGGCCGCATCCTGACCGAGGTCGAGAAGGGCCGCGAGGCGGCGGCGCTGGTCGCGGCGGGGGCGATCGACGGGCTGTCGATCGGCTACCGGACGGTCAAGGCCGAACGGGACGGCAAGGGGCGGCGTCTCTTGTCGGAACTGGAGCTTTGGGAGGTCTCGCTGGTGACCTTCCCGATGCTTCCCGAAGCGCGGGTCGCGGCCAAGGCTGAGGCCCTGGACGACGACTGGCGCGAGATGGCGGCGGTCTTCGAGGACGCGCGCCGCACTTTGGCCGGGCATTAGCGCGGGCCTTTTGAGGCATCCGTCCCCTCCCCACGAGGGGGAGAGGCGGCACGGGTTCGACCCGCGAGGGTTTCTGCTGCAATCGAGAAGGAAGAAACGATGACCGAGACAAAGGCTCGGGCCGGGGAAGACATGCCCCGCACCCAGACTCCGGCTGCCGAGGCGAAGGCTGCCATGGCCGGTTTCCTGAAAGAATTCAGCAACTTTCAGGACGAAGTGAAATCCACGCTGAAACATCAGGAAGAGCGACTGACCATGCTGAATGCAAAGACGATGTCCTATGGCCGCCCGGCGCTTTCGGCCCGTGCGGAGACCGAAGCCCCGCACCAGAAGGCGTTCAACGCCTATCTGCGGTCGGGCGATGACGATGGCCTGCGCGGGCTGACCCTGGAAGGCAAGGCGATGTCGACCGCGGTGGCGGCCGATGGTGGCTACCTGATCGACCCGCAGACCGCGGATCGCATCCGGTCGATGCTGTTCGCGACCTCGAGCCTGCGGTCGGTGGCCAATATCGTGCAGGTCGAGGCGGCTTCCTTCGACGTGCTGGTCGACCGCAGCGAGGTGGGGTCGGGATGGGCGACGGAAGTCGCGGCATCGACCGAGACCGCGACGCCGGTGATCGAACGCATCTCGATCAAGCTGCACGAACTGGCGGCGATGCCGAAGGCGAGCCAGCGGCTGCTGGACGACAGTGCCTTCGACGTCGAAGGCTGGCTGGCCGAGAAGATCGCCACCCGCTTTATCCGCGCCGAGGCGGCGGCCTTCATCAATGGTGACGGCGTGGACAAGCCGAAGGGCATCCTTCTGCCGGCCAAGGTGGCCAACGCGTCCTGGACCTGGGGCAGCATCGGCTATGTGCCGACGGGGGCTGCGGCGGACTTTGCCACCACCAACCCGGCGGACTGCATCATCAACCTCGTCTATGCGCTGGGCGCGGACTACCGGGCGAATGCGACCTTCGTGATGAACTCGAAGACCGTGGGCGCGGTGCGCAAGATGAAGGATGCCGACGGCCGCTTCCTGTGGTCGGACGGCCTGGCGGCGAACGAGCCGTCGCGTCTGATGGGCTATCCGGTGCTGGTCTGCGAGGACATGCCGGACATCGCGGCGAACGCCCATGCGATCGCCTTCGGTGACTTCCGCGCGGCCTACACGATCGCGGAACGCCCGGACCTGCGCATCCTGCGCGATCCGTTCTCGGCCAAGCCGAACGTCCTTTTCTACGCCAACAAGCGCGTGGGCGGCGACATCACGGACTATGCGGCGATCAAGCTGCTGAAGATCGCGGTGTCCTGACGGCATTGGCCCGGTCCCGGACAGGGACCGGGCCGGCCTGCGCTTGCGAACTTCAACGATGCCCCGGCAGCGGGGGGAGACCTGAGCATGATGTTGACCGAAGAAACCCCGGTGCCCGCGGCGGCGCTGCCGGTGGAGGAAATGAAGGACCATCTGCGGATGGGCAGCGGCTTTGCCGATGACGCGCTGCAGGACGGGCTGATCGAAAGCTATCTTCGGGCCGCCCTTGCGGCGATCGAGGGCCGGATCGGCAAGATGCTCTTCAGGCGCCGGTTTCTCTGGGTGCTGGACTGCTGGCGCGATGCCGAGCAGGCGCTGCCGGTCGCCCCGGTCGCAGGGCTGGTCAGCATGACGTTGGTGGACGCTGCGGGGGGTGAGACGCTGGTGCCCGCGACGGCCTACAGGCTGGTCTCGGACACGCATCGACCGCGGCTGGTGGGTCGCGGCTCTTCGCTGCCGACGATCCCGACCGATGGGATGGTGAAGGTCGTCCTTGATGCGGGTTTCGGACCGGGCTGGACCGACCTGCCGGTCGATCTGCGGCAGGCGGTGCTGCTTCTGGCCAGCGAGTACTACGAACACCGCCATGACGACGGCGCGCAGGCGGCAGGGCTGCCCTTCGGGGTGGTCACGCTGATCGAACGCTGGCGGACGGTGCGGATCCTGGGTGGGGGGCGGACATGAACGCCCCGCATCTGAACCGGGCGCTGGTGCTAGAAGCCGCCTTGCGCACGCCGGACGGGGCCGGGGGGTTCACCGAGGCGTGGTCCACGCTTGGCACCTTGTGGGCCGAGGTGCTGCCGGGATCGGGGAGCGATGTCCTGGGCGAAGAGCGGATGTTGTCGGCGGTGCCCTACCGGGTGACCGTCCGGGGTGCGGTGGTCGGGTCGCCGTCGCGCCCCAGGGCCGGGCAGCGGTTTCGTGAAGGCACGCGGCTGATGCTGATCCAGGCGGTGACAGAGCGAGATCCGCAGGGCAGCTACCTGACCTGCTTTGTCCGCGAGGAGGTGCCGAAATGAGCTATGGAGCCGCACCTGCCCTGCAGCAGGCCGTCTTCCAGCGCCTGACAGGATGGCCGGCACTGGCGGGGGTCGCGACCTATGACGCCGTTCCGGCGAATGCGACCGGGACCTTCGTCCTGATCGGGCCGGAGGAGACGCGGGACCAGTCGGACAAGTCCGGTGCCGGGGCCGAGCATCAGCTGGTGATCAGCGTCATCACGGATGCGACCGGGTTCCTGTCCATCAAGACCATCGCTGCCGACATCTCGGACGCGCTGGTTGGTGCGCCGCTGGTGCTGAGCCGGGGGCAACTGACCAGCCTTTTCTTCCTGCGCGCCTCGGCCCGGCGGATCGAAGAGGGCGAGACGCGCCGGATCGACCTGACCTTCCGGGCGCGGGTTCAGCTTTAGCTGGGGTGCCCCCCCACCCCCATCCCCTCCCCACGAGGGGGAGGGGGGCCGCCAGATGGCGAATGATCATTCATATTCGGATGGAGAACGAACATGGCTGTGCAAAGCGGCAAGGATCTCTTGATCAAGATCGACCAGACGGGGGACGGGCAGTTCGTCACCATCGCGGGCCTCAGGGCGACGCGGATCAGCTTCAACACGGAAGCGGTGGATGTCACCAGCCTGGAAAGCGAGGGCGGCTGGCGCGAGCTTCTGGCCGGGGCAGGGGTGAAGTCGGCCTCGATCTCCGGCTCGGGCGTGTTCCGTGACGAGGCGACGGACGAGCGCGCAAGGGCGGTCTTCTTCAACGGCGAGATCCCGGATTTCCAGGTGGTGATCCCGAGCTTTGGCGTGATCGAGGGGCCGTTCCAGATCAGCTCGATCGAATATGCGGGAAGCCACAATGACGAGGCGAGCTACGAGATCGCGATGGCCTCGGCCGGCGCCCTGAGTTTCACGGCGCTTTGATGGCGAACCCCTGGGCGGGCGAGGTGGCGATCTGGCTGGACGGCCAGCGCCATGTGGCGAAGCTGACGCTGGGTGCGCTGGCCGAGCTTGAGGAGGCGCTGGAGACGGGGTCGCTGATCGACCTCGTGGAGCGGTTCGAGGCGCGGAAGTTCACCACGCGGGACGTGCTGGCGCTGGTGGTGGCGGGGCTTCGCGGCGGCGGCTGGCAAGGGACGGCGGCGGACCTGTTGCAGGTCGAGATCGGGGGCGGGCCGGTTGGCGCGGCGCGGGCGGCGGCCGAGCTTCTGGCGCGGGCCTTCGCGCTGCCGGAGGCGCCATGACGGGAACCGGGATCGACTGGCGCGGGCTGATGCAGGCGGGCCTCCATGGGTTGGGCCTGGAGCCGGCGGTCTTCTGGCGCCTGACGCCCGTCGAACTGCGGATCATGCTGGGGCGGGAACAGAGCGTTCCGCCCCTGACGCGCGCGCGGCTGGCCGAACTGGCCGCCGCGTTTCCCGATGCAAGGAAGGACCTGGGCAATGGCGGATATCGGAACGATGCAGGAGCAGCTTCAGGCGCTGGAGGCGCAGCTGGGGTCTTCGGTGTCGATGGTGGCGACGTTTGATGGCGAACTGGCGCGGATGCGGGAGACCATGGTCTTTACGGGGCGCGAGGTGAACACGCTTTCAGGCGGGATCGGCGGGGGCTTGCGGAAGGCTTTCGACGGGCTGGTGTTCGATGGGATGAAGCTGAACGATGCCCTGAAGTCGGTCGCGAAGACGATCACCGACACGGTCTATTCGATCGCGATGCGGCCGGTGACAGGGGCGCTGGGCGGGCTGGTCTCTGCCGGGCTTGGGTCGGCGCTGGGGGCGGGCATGCCCTTTGCGGCAGGTGGTGCCTTCAGCCAGGGCCGGGTCCTGCCCTTTGCCAAGGGCGGGGTCGTGGCCGGCCCGACCAGCTTTCCGATGCGGGGCGGCCAGGGGTTGATGGGCGAGGCGGGGCCAGAGGCGATCATGCCGCTTGCCCGCGGGCCGGATGGTCGGCTGGGGGTCCGCTCGGCGGGCGGGCGCCCGGTGACGGTGGTGATGAATATCTCGACCCCCGATGTGCAGGGGTTTCAGCGCAGCCAGACCCAGGTTGCGGCCCAGGTTGGCCGGGCGCTTGCCCGCGGCCAGCGGAACCGGTGAGGACAGAAGATGGCATTTCATGATGTCCGGTTTCCGGTGAGTCTAAGTTTCGGGGCGCTGGGCGGACCCGAGCGGCGCACCGACATCGTCACCCTGTCCAACGGGTTCGAGGAACGGAACACGCCCTGGGCCCATTCGCGCCGCCGCTATGACGCCGGCCTGGGCCTTCGGTCGCTTGACGACGTCGAGATGGTGATCGCCTTCTTCGAAGCGCGGAGCGGTCAGTTGCACGGGTTTCTCTGGAAGGACTGGTCCGACTTCAAATCCTGCCCGCCATCGGCAACGCCGGGCGCGGAGGACCAGCTGATCGGCACGGGCGACGGCACGCAGACGGTCTTCCAGTTGCAGAAGTGGTACCGGTCGGGCCTGCAGTCCTATGCCCGTCCGATCCGCAAGCCGGTGCTGGGCACGGTCCGGATCGCCATCGAGGGCGACGCGAAGGTCGAGGGGGTGGAGTTCACCGTCTCGGTCACGACAGGGGAGGTGACGTTCATCCTGCCGCCGGAGGCCGGAA